AGCGATAGCGGTTTGCAGCTCTGCCTCTATCATGCCCTGCGGCACGACGTTCTCGTCTAGCTCGTAGCCATCGACGTAGGCTTCTTGCCGAGGCCACTGATCGGCCTGATCCTCGTCAGTCTTTTCGCCGATGTAATCCAGCGACTCGATGTAATCGTGCGCCAGCGCCAGCAGCTCGGTCGCGTTTCCGCTAATCGTGATGCCGCGCTCCGAGGCGTATGTCGTCAAACTTGATGGTGTTCCGTATGCCATTATTTAACCGCCTCTGTATCCGCTTGCTCTAATTGCTCGGCCTTGTCGCTCGGCTCGTGCCCTAGCGCCACGACCGACATAGCATGTGCCGCTCTGCCCAAACTTGTAGCCCCTGCGCCCGTTCTTTTGACAACGCTGCACTGGCATCAGTCGTCCAAGGGCGTCGGCCCTTCCTCTTTGCTTACAGATCCATCGCAATGCCAGTCGGCTCGGGCTAGATCATTGGCCGAAAGATTCTGACTAGATTTTATACCCGCTGATCGCGCGCAGTAGCTATCGCCTGCCGGTGTGCCGGGGCGGATACGACTACCTGACGCGCCGAAGTTTATGATGCGCCCTTCAGAAGTAACAGCCGCCTTCTCCTTGCCCTGCGCGTTAGAGTCTTGAATGCGGACAACCCGACCCTTAACTCTGTAGCGTTTTCCAACTTCTAATGGCATTACAGTTCTTCCCATCTTGCACGGAATACGCCGCGACAGTCTTCGTTGCCAGTGTTGGTAAGCCTGATGTAGAACGTCCCGGCAGAAAAACCTAGCAATAAATCTTCTGTTGCATTGCTCGCCGTTGGTTGGCGATTGCCGCGATCTCCCCCTGCGTCCATAAGAATCAGGTCTACGCCAGTGTGGTCGCCGCCGTTGTCAAAACTAACTGTCGCTGTTCTGTCCGGTGCTACGCTTGTGTTGTTAGCTTGTAAGGCAGGAAGGCTGCCTGTAAATGCAGACTCTTCTGTGCCACCTGTAATTAACTCAATCCTGAGGCCACCGATAAGCAACGATGCGCCAAACTGCTGCACAATGGTATCGCCCTGAGCGACTACCCTGATCGTCTCGCTACTGTTATTCGGAATGTCGAACTCTTTGAAGGTGTAGAACTGACGGCCCTCAAAGAAACAAGTATCCCCCTCAGATACCTTTATACGCCGTGTGCCTTCTTTCTTGCTGCTGAGAAGGTCGCTAGGCCCAAAGCTTTCAAGTGAGTAAGTCACTCGTTAGCTTCCTTTCGTTCCTTTCGGCGTTGTTGAGCGTAGTAAGTCCGAAACGCTAGGCTCCCCGGCCTCGCGAACGTCCTCAGACCCGGCACTTCGGCGTTTGTCCTTACTTTTGGGTTCTGATTTGGCATTTTTAGCAGCCTCTCGCTGTTGGCGCTTTACGCGCTGTAGGGTTTCAAAGTCGATTGATTGGCGTGGCTCTAGACCATCTTTGTTAGCCATGATTGAAATCCTTTCTAATGTAGGGAGACCAGCCCCCTTTCGGGGGCGTGATCTGAAGCCAACTATCTTAGTTGGTGATGAGGAACGCGAGCGGGATGTTCTTCCGCTCAATCACGCGATCCACGCTTCCAGCACCCTCAAGCTCGTTGAGCGTGTAAGTGATGCCGTTGCTAGGCGTACCGGTTACCTTGAAGCCGAAAGGATGCAAGACGTATGTCTCGCGAACCCACAGCGTCTCAATGCCGCCGCCGTTGCCCTGATCGGCATAACGCTCAATCTCAACCGGCACCTCAGGGTTGCCCACACCGAAGCCAAACGCACCGGCGCCGAATAGCACTGAGGTGAACTTGAAGCCGTCGGTTGAGCCTGCCTCGCTGTTCATTCCGTCATCAACGATAACCCGAAGACCAAGATAGGTCGGGATTACGAGGTTGCCCTCAGAATCTGGGATAAAGTCGATGTCGTCGTTCTTGACCATCTGGCTGTAAACCGTGCTGTGAACAGCGATGGCGCTAAGCTCATCATAACGGTCGCCGAGCGTGTTGGTGGCCTCAACGAAAGCATCCCGGTTGAAACGAGTGCTTGAATCCTGACCTGAGATCGACTCGGATGCGACATCAACAACCATATCGCCGCTGTCGTTAGCTACGTTGTCGGCAATGATACCGTTGGTAGTAGCAACCAAACGGCGCTGCCACTGGCGGGTAAAATACGTATCCGTGCGGTTACGAACCTGATCGATAGCACGAGGGCCAAGAGCAAGCTCTGAAGCCAAATCAGCAGCCTGCCAACCTTGGTTGACAAAAGCCTTGCGAGCAATCTGCTCACCCTGCACAACCTTCTGAGGCGTGGCTTCGTTAGTCGGATCGTCGTCGCTGTAGTTTAGCTCCACCGAACCGTCGAGGTCTTTCCAGAAAGGAAGCTCAGCAATCTTGCCAGCAGAGCTAGCAAGCTCATCAAGCAGGGCGTTACGAGTAACAACACCCGAATCATAGAAAGCGGTCTTTTCTGGGCCGTTTACCGGGGGTAAATCCCGGAATACTGTGACATCAATGATGTCGCTTAACTTAGTCGTAGCCATTGTCTATATCTCCTAACGTTGGCCGTAAAACTCATCACGAAGGCGCTGATATTCCTGTGGGCTTTCTGCCCTAAGTTCTGAAAGTTCAGCACCGCTCATTTCGGAAAATGATTTAGTTACTACGGCCCCGCCGTTATTCGATCCAGCAGCCCCGCCGCCGGTTGCACCCGATCCGTCTACTGCATTATCGCGGGTGAGCTCAGAGGACAGCTTGAGCGCTTCGTTACCGATCTCCTGCTGGCGGATGCGGTTTTGGAACTCCTCGTATTGTTCTTGGAGTTCCTGCTTGCTCTTTTGCTCTCGCTCGTACAGTTCTTTGAACTGCTGCTTCTCAGCCATGCGGTCTTCTTCCTGCCTCTTTTGTTCCTCCTCAAGCTCCTTGGCTCGCTGTGAGGCAGACTTCTTTTCGCTTAGCAGCTCTTCGACTTTACCTTTCAAGCCTCTGACTTGTTCGTCGATTAACTGCTGAACCTCAGTTTCGCTGTATGTCTTGCCGCTGCTACTAGTATCAGTAGTCGTGTCGGTCGCTGTCGTGTCTTTAGTATCTACGCTGTCGTTTTCTTCACTCATGATATAGCCCCTAGCTACGGTTAATTTTTGTAATCTCTGACTACTCGTCTTCTTCTAGTGGTAAAGACTCAGGGCGGTCTGCAAAAGATTCGTCCATGTCTAACGCACCTTCCTCTTCCATCTCAACTATACGCTGGATGTCTGCTTCGCTTTCAGGGATCATGACTGTCACTTCTTCTCCGTCAGCCCCTTTCAAAGTCTTAGTCTTCATATTTTCCTCCAAGAACAAGATACTCTTTTTGGTCACCAAAAGGACCGTTTTCCCAGCTAGGCATGTCGTGCCCAGACAAAAGCCTTTCTACCTCAACATCTTGCACTAAAACCGCAGCGCCGTCGAAGCTCTCTGCTATCTTCCTGTCGGTTGTCCAAGACTCGATAGATCCTGGAGAGGTCACTGAGGACTTGAGGCCCCGATAAAGCCGAACAGTCTTCTGTCCTTTGGATGCGAAAACCTCTTGTGTCTGGTTGTACAAGTTTCTGATATCTTGCCTTGTCTGGTCTATTCTTGGATTGTCAAAGTTAAATCTCTGTCTTGAGTAGGGTACACCGCCAAAGCCAAGCTCTCTCCTAGCAGCCTCTTTCATTTCGACTGAGACTTTTCGGCGTGACCCTCTAACCCAGTTGTCAAGAAGCCTTCTCTGCCTTTGTTCAGGAGAATCAGGGATATTATCTCTTGTTTGATTGAGGAACTTTCTAACCCTTTGCTCAGAATCCGAGTTAAGCCTTCTTTGTATAATACTTTTTCTTCTGTTCAAGACGGTTCTGCTTGGATTCGACCTTGCGTAAGTGCGACCCCTTGAGTGACCACCTCCTAACTTTCTTGTGTAAATAGGTGGTTTGCTCAGCTCTTCTTGTACAGCATCGCTGTTCAAAGTTTCAACTATGGACGGACTTTTTTCTCTTAGTTCAGAAAGAGACATTTCAGCCCCGGTTGGGTCAATCATGTCTTTTGCCGAAAGCCGTCCCTTGTCAAAGAGTATCCTCTTTTCCCTTCCGTTGCTGTACTTACTGAAGAACTCTTCTCTGAACTCTATTGGCTGGTCTTTTAGCCAACCATCAAATGTTTTTTTAGAAGATACCTGTTTTGTCCCATCTGCTCCTACCGCTGGCCTTTCTCCTTCCAGGCCTGCCAAGACAGAATCTTCTCTAGGTACTGCTACTCGGAGAGATCGGCAGTTGTAATGCAGTGGAGGTCGCGGCCCTTCACCAACATTATATATATTTCCGTCAAGCCCCGCACAAGTTGCAGTTGTCGAAATATCAAGAGTTGCTAGGTACTTCTCGCCACCTAGTCGATCTTTGTTCTCTTCAGCAAACTTCTGTCGTGCAACGCCAGCAGCGTGGTTTAGAGAGGTCTGAACGACTGCTCTGACCTGTGCCTTAGATCGACCTCTTATCTTCTGTGAGAGGCGCTGTGTGATCTGGCTAGTGGTATCTCCAGCAATGAATCCTGTGCTGATGACGTTCTTCAGCTCTTTTCTGTTAGCGCTAGCCAATACGCCGATCATCTGGTTGATCGTCATGCTGTTCTTCTGATCGCCCTGCACTAGACTGGTTGACTCGCTAGTTACTGCACTTATGACCTGATCTGCGTTAGGCTCTGCTGTCGGGTCTATCAATACTTGATCTAAAGTGCGTTTCTGGAATTCAAGCTCATCTCTTGTGAACTCTGCAATCTGTTCTCTAAGGCTCTCTGAGATGTTCTCAGCCTTGCCCCTGATGATGGAGTCAACTGATGTGAGAAGTGATCCTAGACGCGCTCTCTGGAAATCTGTGCCTGCCTCTGAGATTCTGCCTGCAATCTCTTCGCGCATCTCTTCTAGCAAGCCTTCTAACTCTGAAGTCATGCCGCGTGATACACGCTGAACCATGACCTGTCGCCGAGTAGCGGCGTCTGCTAGAAAGTCCTCTGCGCTCATGTCTAGAGCAGATTCCCTGCGTTCTCCCCGTCGATCTCTTCGTCTTCCATCTCTTCAGGGATGTGAATACGGCCCTTGCGGATACTGTCGCGCTGGATAGACCGAGATATCACGCCAACGTCACCAAGCTGAATCAGCGCCATCAGTTGCTGCGAATCGAGGGTCGTCTCAAAGAAGTCAGTATTGAGGTCGTACCGGATGGTCTCTACGGTCGGTGTGTCTAAGCCCACGAACATGGCAGCATCCATCAACGCGCTAGTCATCGCGTATGAAAGGTTGTTTACCACTTGGTCTAGCGTCGAGGCT